CCGCGAAATGGAGTGTAAGATGGGTAACGCTCCCACTTGAGTCTGCTTGGAAGGCAGATACATCACTTTTCTGTCACTTACACGAAATGGTTGCAGAAAGTGGAGTTACACCACACATAGCATCTTGCAATGCAGAGGTTATGAGCCTCTTTAGCGTCTTCCGGCTTGTTCCTGCGATAAATTATTAGGCTGCGCTTACATCGCGCTCTTTAAGACTTACTTTTTGTGTCAGCCTACTTTGCGTCTATCCATCCGAGGAATTAACTTTGGATGAATGTTTGGTAGCAAATTGGGTGCAAGGGTAGGAGTCGCACCTACGGGGGCAAGCTTATGAGGCTTGCTTGAATCTCATTCTCCAAGCGAAATGGTCGGCATGGTCGGTAACGCTCCGACTTAATAGCCTGTTTCCAGAACAGGTGGGTTCACTTTTTCCCTACACACCGTAAAGAGCGGTCACTTACGTTCAGCGTCACACGGGGCTTCTCACCCCCAACCGCTTGAAACCAAACTTTCATTTGGCAAACCGATAAAAAACGCCAGCCCCAAAACACTGACGAGGCGATTGGTTGGGTTGTCGTCCCAACTGGCATCAAATTGGAGGTCAGTATTGGTATTGCGCCAATTATACGAGACGCTTTGCAGGCGTCGGGGTTCTCTTACTCCCTCACTGACCGAAATTAACGAGGACTCTAGGTATTACCATGCAACTTGTCTGAACTCGACGTTCTCCCAAGCGAGCGTAATTGAGACACAACAGGAATCAATTACGGAATCCTTCAGTAAAATGGCGGGCATAATGGGAGTCGCACCCACTGTTTTTCCGCAGACAACGGAACGGTTCCACTTTTTACCTTCATGCCCAAATAATTCTGGCAGCTTTAAAGCCGCTGGCTAACGGGGTTTATACTCTCCGTCAAACAAAAATAATTTAAGGGATGGGACTTGCACCCATACTCACGCGCTTTTACACGCGCTATGCTGCTTACATCACCCGAAATTGGCGGTCTATACGGGACTCGCACCCGTTACGCCGCCGTGACAGGGCAGCAAGATAAACTCATTCAACAATAGACCTAACTAAATTGGTAGCAGTAGAGGGACTTCCACCCCCACGGTATTTCTACCGCCGCGTTCTAAGCGCGGTGCGTCTTGTAATTTCGCCATACTGCCATAAAAAATTGGTTCAGGATGCTCGGCTTTTCATCGGAGCAGCATTTCATAATCTTCGCGCGAAGTCACTATGAAACCAGAGACATAACTCTCTTGCGTTTATACTTTCGCCAATCCCAAATAAATTTTGGTGCCGCTAGTAGGAATCGCACCTACACGCTACTATTACTTCGCGCCAGTCTCTCAAACTGGTGTGTCTGCTCTTTCACCATAGCGGCATAAATTGGTCGCATCGGGGAGACTTCCACTCCCAAAACTCTAGTTTTTGAGGCTAGTGGCTGTTGTAATTCGCGCTTATGTCACGATGCGGTAAATGGTAGGAGTAGTCGGTAACGCTCCGACATACGGCACTTATCATGTGCGCTTGGGTTTATAAGTCCCACGATGTTCTTTACATTATACTCCCGTAAATTGGCACACTATAAAGGACTCTAACCTATATCATTCACGTTCGATGCGTGAGGCTCTATACATTGAGCTAATAGTGCAAATCGGGCCTAGTCATTTTGAGGACAGGCACTCTTATAGGGCGACGTTTCCGCCGCCTCCACCATCCAGTTTAATAACTGGCAAATTGGTGTCCCAAGAAAGAGTCGAACTTTCATAATCCAATTATGCACACAACGCTTCGCAAGCGCGGCCATTACTGGGACGTAAATCAAATCCGATATTTTGCCACGCCTCGGAACTAGCCTTGCTGGAAACTTGTTCCCCTCGCAAGGATACGGCGCAAATTGGGGTGACACACGGGTAACGCTCCCGTCCAATCTCCTTCACAGGGAGAGATGCTAGACTTCTACATTAGTATCACCATAAAAATTGGTCGGCGCGGTAAGGCTCACACTTACTTGCATCTGATTTACAGTCAGACAGTTCGATACTTCTACTATCACGCCGAAAATGGTGCGCCGTGAGGGAGTCGCACCCCCCGAACTGTTAAGTAACAGATTTACAGTCTGTCCCGCTACTACTACGGTATAACGACGCATTAAATTTTGTGTAGCAAGACTAGATATTTCATATTCTCCGTTCTTCTAGTCATGCAGGAAGCCGACTGCAATCGCCTTACTTAAATTGAGAGACGCATTACTGCGTCAGGCGAGCGATTCTATCCTCTCGCGGGGTTAATTGGTGGAAAATATGGGCATCGAACCCATCTGTATTCGCATTGCAAGTGCGATGACCACTCCAAGCAGTCCCATTTCCCGTTTTTAATTTTTCTTAAATTCTTGTAACAAATCAAAGATTTCTTTTTTATTAAATCCGTTCTTTCCAAGATTGACAAAAACACAAACAAATTCGATATTTCCTTTTACATATCCCTTAGAAGAATCAATTCGGTCTAACGAAGCTTTCCTTGGAGACGAAAGATGTTTGTAAGTAGGAGATATTAGTGGTATTCCTGTATAGGCGCATTTTCCTTTTTGCTTCTCCCACAAATCTTCAATATCTTTTACGGATAAGTTAAAATCGTGTTTCCTTTTTATTGAATTTTGCCTTGATATTCTCCACATAAACTTAAATGGAGCATCTGACTTTGATTCTTTCGTCACGCCAGCGCACTTCAAATTACAGTAAAAATCTTTACGACCCTTACGCACTTGCCTGTCATATTCCTTCTTTTCTTTTTGAAAAAGGTTTCCGCATTTTTTACAGGTCAATTCAACAAATTGCTTTGGCGTTCCATCGTGCATATCTTATTATACAGAAATCGGTGGAGAATGTGAAATAAAAATGGTGGAGGTGAGGAGATTCGCACTCCCATAAAACGCGTTGCAAACGCGGTGCATCCTAGTCTAGCCACACCCCCGAAATTTGGGTCGTTGGGACTTTAACCCATCCAAGCGTCTGACTTACGCTTTCTAGCAGAGACTCCCCTCAACAGGGAAACTGATAAAATGGCACATCCATGAGGTAACGCTCCCCACTCTACCGTTTTGGAGGCGGTATTGTTCCCTTGAACGTGGATGTATGAAAATTAAATTCAGTCATAGTTGCTAGGGGCGAGAAGAAATCCCCGAATACTCCCATGTCGAAATGACTTTGATTGGGCATAGAGCTACTGCCCTAGAGAACTCGCTATTACTATGACCGAAATTGGAGCGGTATATCGGTTCTGCCCCGATGCACTAACATTGGCAATGTCAGAGGCTACTATTACATCAATACCGCAAAATCCCGCTCGGTAATAAAATGCTCAAATCCATTAAAGGAGAGCTAAATGTTCCCGAACGGTAAATTAAAGGGGTGAGCAAAAGCTCCAACCCCATTAAATCAACGACTAGGCTTTCCTAATTCCGTCGAACGCCATATTATCCTAGAGCTTATATCTAGGCACTGGTTCTGCATTTACGCATAACACCCTATGACCGATTAGTTGTTTTTTATCCAAAGCACCCGCGATACTCACCGCTAGGAGGCCAACTGTTTGAGTTCAAAGCCTGTTTAACACTAAAATCTAAATGAGGAGCCAATTTCCGGCTACCATCTTCGCCTTCCCAATACTAACCCACTTTTACGTCCCTGTCAACTACTTTCTTTTACTTTTTTCTTTTGCTTCCGGCTGACTGACTCCTCAAAAACAAAAAACCCGAAAATTTCTTTTCGGGCGACCTTTTAATCCTGTGATTCTTCTATTAGTCGCCCATATTACATTCTATCCCCCGCGAGTGTCCAACTATAATTAGTATGAATAGCAGGGGAGCCACCTTTCGTGACTTCGCTACGCAATCTAAATTGTTCTGACACTTGTTTCATATCTAAATGTATAATACACACGGTTTCAACAAATGTCAAATCTTTTTTCAAAGTCATTTTCGACATCGTTCCCGAATGTTTTAATATACTACGGAGTATTTCACTTTTTGTCAAGGGCTTTTTGAAAAAATCTTCAAATCAAATTCTTAAATAAAATTAAATAAAATATCACCATGCTCATTGATTGATACATAACTGCAATCTACCTCAGTAAAACAGCCTGTATTGACGTATGGGCTTTCGGGACTGGTGAAATAGTGATGAGTGTGACCACAAATAACATAGTCGTATTTATTTGCTTTAGCATGAGCTTCGGCGTGTTTTCTTATTTTGTCACAGGCTTTAATGAAACCCTTGCTTTGACGTTTAAGTGCGCGAGCAAGACCCTGTTTCTTTGGACTGACTCGTTGAATCCAATAGTAAAGTCCTGTGGCTATTTCAGTTATGATGGGAAAATTGGAGATAAATGTATCGAAAAAGTCTCCGTGGGTGATGTGGAATTTCTTATTTGCGAGTTCAAAGTCAAATTCGCGCTTAAACTCAAACCCCAAAAGTTCAGAAATTAACTCCGCAACTTCCAAGTCGTGATTGCCGCCAATGTAAATGATACGGGTATGCTTGCTGAGTTTTCGCAAAAGTGAAAGAATCTCCCAATCCTTCTTTTTGAGGCGTTTGGTGTGATTGATGTCAATAATATCACCATTGAGAATTAAGGTTTTTGTGTGAAGCCCCTTTAGAAAGTGGATTATTTTCTCTCGCTGACAAACCTCGCTTCCGATATGCCAGTCGTTTGTAATAGTGTATTCGGTCATAATGTAATTACACGACCTCATTCAAGTTGTTTGTTACTGCTTGGTGACAATCCGCGCATCTTACGACATTCATTGTGACCACCGTTACAAATCGAACCAAAACGACCACAAACAATAAAATCATTTCCCTTCCATTCTCCAGAGGAAATTAAATTAAACATTCTTTTATTTGGAAAAGCGGGAAGAAATTGGGGATACTTCTCAAAAGAAAAAAACTTGGTTTCCTTTGTAAGACCCTCATCCTTACATTTTAAGAATTGTTTGCTGAATGATACTTGTTTCATAACTGATTATCTAGTGGGTCAGCTAATTCTGGAATGTAATCAGAAAGAATCATCAGTAATTCTCTGCGATTGTCGTAATCAATGAAGTGTGTTTTCCATTCGGGGCGAGCTAATAGATTATGACGAATAAGGTTATCAACCTCTTTGGCTTGCTCATAGTTCTGATAGCGACCCTCTTGGATATAGGGTTTATTTTTGCGGTTGAGAAAAATGTTGACGCTAGGAAACTGCTTCTCGTAGGCATCAACCAATTCAAGGATTGGTTTGGAGATTTTGAGTTCGCTGTAATAGACTTCGGCATAGACCGCCGAAAGAAAAACAGGACTGTCAGTGATAATGTTTTTGATTCCCGAATTTAAGAATCGGTATTCATATTGCATCTGCTTGCCGAGCAGATATACTTGGTCAAACGATGTGACCTGACGCTTTTGACACGCCCATGATTTGACGTATTCAGTTACGAGTTCGACGGAGATATGCCTCTCCTTCATTACTGAAAATAGCCATGCGGCTGTTGTTGATTTTCCCGAACCCGGCCCGCCTAGTAAGTTAATTCTCATGTATTTATCCTAATAAAATTCTCTTCTTTTCGTATTTCTGTATCTCGAAATTAAACCTAAATGACGAACAAGAGGAAAGTGTGTTGAAAATCAGGTTTGTAAGTTCTTCCTCGTCAAAGGGGCGGAAGTATTCTTTTCTTAAAGAAAGCGTTTGCTCGTTAAATGGGCCATGTTTGAAGGTGGCCTCGTAACGATAAAAATGCTCAATCATTTCTCTGTCAGGCAAATGACGGCGGCATTTTGCCACGGAAAATTCTCCGACACAAAGTTTTTTCAGATGCAAACACTTATCGAGAGTGAGGTCAAATAGGGTAAGGGCGGCGGAAATCTTTTCGGCTGGCGGAATATCGTTATTTGGCTTCCCCGCTTTCATCTTTGAAGTTTTTGATTTTACTTTTTCCATTTTATCATCCCAAATATATTAAGGCCAATAGAGAAAATTTGAGCTACGCAGAAAGCCCATTGTTTGTTGCGCCAGCAACAGAAGAACCAAGTAACCGCCGAGACATTGTAGGCCATCCAGCACCACCAATTCTTGTAGATTGATAGGATACTGCCTAAAATCATAAAAACCAAGCCAATCCACATTAAAAGCTGGATTAACATGATTCACCTAAGTTTTTAGAACTGACGATACCCATTTATTTGAGGATATGGGTTTTTTCTTGAAAAGTCAAGAATTATTTTGAAGTCAAAATGTGTCGGACAATGCCCTTTAGGATATTGCATTTTCCGCAATTTTGAAGACATGGACATGATTTACAATACGCATCATTTAAGATGACCCAGTTTTCGTGATTTGGTAAATTAGAGTATTTGTCCATAGCCGCCCTCATGGGGCTTGGGCATTTTAAGTTCGCAGCGACTTCCTGCATTATATCGGTTTCATTACTCATTTTCGCCAATCACTTTGACGGCTCCAACATAACCGAATTTTCCAGTTTTGCAAGCCGCAGTAAAGACTTTAATTTTGTTACCTTTAACATCAAGGATGTGATAGGTGTCCTCAGAGTCCCTACCATCCTTTACACATAATTCCCAGTTTTTAACAACCCTTTCCCTATCCTCCTCCGCGATGATGTTTTTCCAACCATGTCCCAAAATATATCCCATGTCTCGATTTATGAGATTTAGGAAAGAAACATTAACCCAAACGCACTTTCCTTCGTTGTCTGACTCAAAAATTGGCATATCCCTATTATCGAAAATCCATTTTTGGCGGGTAGAAATCTTTTCTGTAAGTTCGGTATTTTTTTGAAGTTCGACGCTAATTCGGTTTAGCTGGTCTTTGAGGGAAGAGCCGTGGTTTGGCTGAAATTCCTTTGAGATAATTTCGATTTTACCCAATGACTGTTCGATGTAAATATATTTATTTTTAACTGTTTTGAAGAAATTTGAAAGGATTTTCCAAACAAAAGCCACGCTCGTAAAAACCCCAGTAAGAATTACTACCCAATAATAGATTTCGGTAGAACGCTTCTCTAAATCCATACCGGATAAAGAAGGTAAATTCGTAGAAATAATTGATGCTACTGCTATGGCATTGGTTGTCATGTCCCCAATTATTACACAAAAAAGATTATTTTATGTGAATAACTTCTTAAAAAGTAAGGGGTTATTTGAAATTACCAAGTCAGATGCAGTTTTAAGTAGGTCTAGCGTAGCTTTAGAGGCGTCATCAATAGCATATCCATTGCCCAAGTCGGGGGATAGGCGGCAGTAATTGTCACCTAAAATTTTCGATGCCTTATAGACTTCGGAAGATTCACCAGCGGAAAATACAATGGTAATTGTCTTAATACCCGCAACAGCCACGCTAGGATTTATCATCGTAGATGCTGATTCGGCCCATTTCGTATCACCAGCGCCCAAAGAAAGTAAATTAAGCTTACTCAAGGATTTAACATACTCTGATGATTCTGCTATTACCAGCATATCGGGGTCGTTGTCTCCAATGTTGCCTCCGTCCATCAAGACGTAACCTTCGTATTGATACGCGGGGAAGTATGTTTGAGCGGCAGAAGAAGCCCTACAAACTTGCCAAAGCTTAATCGGGTCATCATAACCAATGATGATATAGTCCTTGGTTTGAAACGACTTTTCGTATGACTTGAAATAGACTGGTCTATCGGACTTCCAATCATAAGCCGTGGCAATGAATTTTGTTTTGCAATCAGCTAAAGTCCTATCACCTAGACACTCTTGAAGGGCTTTTTCAATCGGAGCGGCTGAATACTTCGCACCCCATAATTGACTTATTTTGTTGAATAGGGTAGATTTGAAGATTTCAGGAGCCTTAATGGTGAAGAAGGATTGTAATTGGCTCGCTGGGATTCCGGCAGCTAAGTGGGCGGCGTTAATGGAACCAACGGAAGTCCCGCCGATAATATCGAAAATGGCCGCGCAGGGTTTCTGCGCGACCTTTTCAAGCTCCGTTAAGATTACGGATTGACCGTAACCAAGAACGCCCCCGCCTTGTAGAGCTAAGGCTTCCATTATTTGCTCTTGTGAACAGTGGCTCTGCCAGAAAGGACGAGTCCCTGATGAATACCAGTCGAAATATCCACACAAACCGCTTTCGTGGCGACAAGTGCCGCTGGCGCGTTTGTTCCTGCACTATTTACAATAAACGTATTGCCCAAACTGATTGCTTCCGTAATCGCAGAAGCGATAATTGGGTTTGTAACGCCAGCGTCATTCAAAGCCGCTTGAACTGTTGAGGCCGTAATTTGGTCTGTGCCAGTCCCGATTGTTCCCAAAGCCTGTTCCGCGCCGACGAAATAAATCGCATCTTGAGGGCGGCTCTGCAAATCAATTTCCGTTCCTGTTGAAGCCGCTAATGTGATTAGGGCGTGTTCCGCTGCAACATTGTTGCTGGTATTGCCGTTTGTGACGCAGCCAGTGAGAAGCGTCAGGGACAATCCGACTACTGCTACGAGAGATAGAATTTTCTTCATATTTGTATTATAGGAGTTAAAATAAATACTGTAAAGCAAATCTGGCTGTTTGACCACTTTTATTTGCGCCAGTCCTTATATGCTCGGTAATGTCAAATTCAAATCTGACGTTTCGAGAGAAATGCCAATAAATCTCACCACCAAGCTCCATTGCTTTTGAGCCGTCTGTCAAATAAGTCTCCGCGCCAGTCTTACCGCCGATAGCGAACCTATTCCAAAAATAATATTGCTGAAATGGAATATAGCGAAAATCTTCCATGATTGCGAAGTGGTCTATGCCATTACGATAATCATAACTGCCCATTTCAAATCCAGTCCCCAAATTTTGAGAAGTCCAGTGTTCGATTTCCAATGAATATCCGTATGTGTGTGGGCTTGATGTATTAAATAGATTCACTGAAGAAATAGTCGGCGCAAATTCAACAACCGTTTCCCTTGACCCATAACAGTTGGTTGGATTTTCGTGAAAAAGCCTTAAAGTATGAAGATACCTTAATGGCGCGACGTTCGTAATCACTTGCGATTGTGCCGAAAAGCAAATAAACAAACCCAAAAATAAAATGAATAGCTTTTTCATTATAGCTTCTTAGTAGCCTGACCTACTTGATGACCAAAATAGAAGGCGACAATCATTCCTGCGAGAGAGCGTAGAGGTTCGGTTACTTCAATTTTCTCAATAGCCATAACACATACCGTAGATATAACGATTAGCGTTAGTAGGCCACGGACGCTTACGCCCAAAATTTGTGAACCATCGGTAGTGGTTGCGGGGGCGAGCTTAATTGCTTCGCCTTGGACTAATTCTTTTGCTGGTTGTGGTTGGACTTCTTCGTTCATATTTTTATTTACACATGATTCTTTTGTGTGCGTGTATTATATTGTATGGCAAATATGTCAAAAAATATAGACCTCTTTGACGATGAGCAACCTGACTCTTGGAGAAAACAGTATTGGAAAGATAAGAGTAAAGCTAAAACAATCAAAGAAGAAAAAGCTGATGATTTCTTCTATGAAGGAGCTTCTGTTAAAACAGTCCTCAAGGAACGCGACCCCAAAAAGGAAAGCGCGGATTTCTTTAAGGCTCAACTAGATATGACCAAAGACCTCTTGCCAAAGGAAACGATGGCTCAAAAGGGGACGACTGTTGACAATGACAGGATTAGACTCGATTTATTTGACCAGCAATGGCACAGAAAGGAAGATTTCGCCGCTTCTGGTGAAAAGATGATGCCAACCCCGCTTGACGCCTATCATACCATTTATCCCTCTGGAAACCCTGTGCCAGTGAGTCCAAACATGAAACCCACCTCAAGCATCGCAGAATACCCTGTGAGCGGTTATAGAGGCGATGACGGCGTTCCTCAAGGCAAAATAGGCTCTTTGCAGCTTGAAACTAAGGGAGACGACAAAAAGTGGATTGGCGACCATTATTTGCCAAAACAATGCCAAGATGGTAAAGATAATTTCACGCCTCCAAAAAATCAGCTTTCGAGCGCAAAAGAGTGTAATATAAACATTGGGAGTCTTATCGAAGACGCTTTAAATAAAAAAACAAATAATATGAACACAGTCATTGATATGTCGGCGTCTATCGCCTCGACGAAGGAAAAGAAGGTCTTGAACAAGCCGTTTAAGACTCCAACAGGCAAGACGGCATACGCCGTTTATGTTAAGAACGACAAGGAAGAAATCGTTCGCGTAGGTTTCAATGCTTGCCAAGCGAGCGACCCGACCAACATCGGCCCAAGATGGATGCCGTTGTATTGGGGAGCAAAGGTCAATCCAGCTTTGGCTGCGGAAGCTAAGGAACAGACCCTTGACCAAATGGCCGACTTTTATACCGAAAAGGTTACTGACCCGAAGGCCGATGCCGATTGGGATGGCAAAACCTTCTATCGCCAAGACGAACTCATTAAGAGTATGCCAAAACTCGTCAATTCAAAACCTTCTTATGAAGATGAAACCGTTGTGAACAAGACTAACAACGAAGGTTCTAGCGAAAAAACAAATCCTGAACGCAAAGAAGAAACGAAGTAACAGCCTCCGTGAAAAAAGAAACCCCGACGAAATCACTCTCGTCGGGGTTTTTGCTTATTTGGCCGGAACCTGTTAATCTTTGGGAGCCTTGCAGAAGCGTGATGGGAACGCTTGCGGCATCGTAATCTTCACTTCCTTGGTAAGAGGAACTCCGATAGATAGCAAGCCATCACGATAATCATAAAAGATTTCGTAAGTCGTTACGAGATTACCAATCTCAAACGTAGTCTCACTAACCGTATCTCTGACTTCTTCCTTTGAGAACTCTGTGCCAGCTTGGAATGGCTCGGCGCACATATCCATGACTGGCTCTGCTACGTTACAAGCATAAGTATGTTCAATGCTTCTTGCCTTCTCCATCGGCGCGGAAGATGCCATAAAATTACAAACGACAGTATCGTTTGAACTTCTGCCCCTCAACGTGGATGAATTTGCGGTATAGGTAAAATCGGGAGTGCCGATTGTCGAACCATAACGAGGCTGATTCCAAAATGGACTGATGATTGGATAAGAAACGATTGGCTTCTCTTTTTCATCATAGACTTTGACGCCAATAACGCCACAGCTAGAAGTATCGCCAGCAGTTTCATCTGATTTAGCTGCGAAGCTTTTTTGCTTATCGTTGAACTTGAACGGGTGAACCGCTTCGTTGGATGTTCTGAAACCAGAGACTTCGTAGGAACAGTATCCGTTAAGGACATATCCTTGGTCTGTGGAACCAGCGGGTTTTCCATCAATGACGTTTATCCCGTCAACCGACACCATAAAGAGGCGTCTTTTCCAAGAATTATTCTTGATTTTGATGGAGTATTTTGAACCTTTGTGAGCCTGAATGTAGGTTCTGTTTTCGTGGGAGTATTTTTTGACTGGCTTCCCATTGACCAGTATTTCTATATCAGTTAGATACATATTTACCTTTCGTGCCTCAAAACAGAGGACTTTTGTTTGAACCAAGCACAAGCTTAGTTACAGTCTTATAATAAACAAACCTTGAACAAATGTCAAGATTTTAGTGAATTATCTTGCTAGGCTCGTCTCTTTCGCCGCATTTGTGGCAAATAAGGACGCCTACAAGTAAAATTTCTTGCTTACCCGTTCCAGAGCGCAACGCCGAAACTTCCTTTTGGACGGTTACGTTGTCGAAGTATTCACAGCCGCACTTGCAAAGTTTGCTTGGCGATTCTGCGATGATTTTTTGAATGTCGGGTTTTTCCATATAGTTATTTTAGCTTTTGGCTCTAATTTTATCTAATTTTAAATTTTGATGGGTAAACAGAGTTCTACGAGGAAAACGAACAATTTCAGTATTCCCTCAACAATAAAAATGATTCCCAACGTAATCCATTTAAGGGTGTGAAAATAAGGACGATATAGCCATTTGAACCACCAAGACTTCCTTATCCTAACTTCCCTATCTATGTTGGCGCAGAATTTCTTGAACCCAACTTCGTATTCGGCCTTTGGCTGATTCTTGTCTTGCTCTAAAGTTGCGCCACAAAGAACGCCATTACAGAAAGATAACTCAAAGACAAAGAAAAAAACATTCTCACTATCTACCGGAACCAAAGCTCCATTCATCAATACTTGACCAGTGAAATCTTCCTTCCTTATCTTTACGTTATCAGAGGCGTCCTTCTCGAAGTATAGTTGGTCGCCAACGAGATTAAAAGTGGAGTTGAAAGATGGCAAGCCGACAGTGTTCCAAACAAAGGAACTCCAATCAAATGAAGTTAAATAAGGTAAAACGTCTTTTGGAAACGGTAACTTATTTGGACTATCAATGGTTAAGAAGTTGTATGTTTGATTAGTATGCAATTTTGGCTCCTTTACTTCTATTTTGGTTTGAAAAAAGCGGTTGTGTATTCCTATAATTAAAACATTCTATCTGTTGTTTGGGGTCGGTCAAATCAAAACTTGCACATGGTCTGATGTGGTCGATTTCCCAAACTTTACCATAGTTATCCCAACTCATTCCTTTTGAGAATCGAAGTTCAAGAAAATCTTTATATGTATCTATGCTGCAACCCAAAAGAGCGATGCTGGACTTTGATTTTTTTGCCTTGTTTAATTTTATTGCATCACGGATTCGATTAGCGAAGCAAACTCTTATTTTGAATTGCGGGCTATTTTGAAATTTAAGTCTCCTATTTTTATTGTATTTGGCTTTAATTTCTGGATTTTTCCAATATGCTTTTTGCAAATCTTTGCTACAATCTTTACAGCGCGAGGAAACTCCTGAATTTACTAGATTTCTCTTATGAAATTGATTTAACGGTTTGTTTTTTAGGCATTTTCCACAAGTCTTTGTTCCGTCAGCATTAACAAAACATCTTTTTAAGCCAAGATAAGCAGCTTTTCTAATAATTTGAGAGGGAGAAAACCCAAGGTAGATACTACAAAATAAAGACCCCTTTGATGAATAATTTTCCATTAAAAAATCAATATCAGAATCTGTGAACATTTTCTTCATTTTTGTTAAAAATCAAAACTACAATACTTATTACACGGTAGTTGATTATTTTGCAAAAGTATTTTCTTCAATCTTTTTTTTGCATAAAAGAGGCGTGTTCTGGCAGAGTTAATTGGGATATGTAAAAGTTCCGCGATTTCTTTTGAGGAATTGGAGTTCTCCATAGCGAACTCAATAATTTTTCTGTTCTTTTCGTTTAGCTTGCTTAAAGCATTATTTACGAGATACAGACATTCATCCAGTTCGCTTTTTCTCTTAACGGGCGATTCTTCGCAGAAAAACTCTTTGTCCGTCTCCGTAGCATCCTTGGAAAAATATGTTTCGTGCTTCTTGTTTTTTCGGAAGATTGCCGTGGCTTCCGTCTTGCAAATTGAAATAAACCAAGTATCAAAAGAACACTTTTCTTGGAAAGAATTAAGTTTCTTCATCGCCTTTAAGGAAGCCTCTTGCAAAATATCGTCTATGTCAGAATTTGAATAAGTGAATTGGTATCTCGATAAGAGATACTTCCTCGCCTTTTCCAACGCGCCTCCGATTTTTTCCTCAAAGTCTTTGTTTGACATCTCTAATAGAGTATGCTATAATGCCGAATTTGTCAAGTTTATTCTTCTAAATACCTGAGTTCTCGCCAATTATCGTCTCCTTTATCAATAAGGATTAGGATTTTACTGATATTATCGCAGGATTCTATTCCAAACATACTTGAGGCATCGTCAAGGGCTTCTCGCCAGATGTGGTAGCCCATATACCACAAATCAAGAACCTGTTCCTTGATTTCGATATTGATATGTGTCTTTATCTGCTCGCACTTTATCGTGGCAGAAATCGGCGTTCTGAGTTCCTTGGAAATGAAACGCAATTCATTGATTAGACCAATCGTAATCATATTCTCTCAATAAGTTCTCTTAAAGCCCTAAGATGAAAAAGCACCGCGCTTTCTCCCTTCCTATAAACCTTTTTCTCGGCAAGCAGTTGTAGGTGTTCTTGGTCTTTAATCTGTTCTAGCTCAATTAGTTGTTCCAGAAGTTCCAATGCTGCGCTTTTCTCTTTGCTTTCCATAATTTATTTAATTATAAACTCAAGTGCGCTATGCTTCTTTTTCAGTTCCTCTCTATAAAGAAGCGCGGCTTCCTTGCCTACTTTGGTGCGCGGAAACGCCCCGAAGGTGTATTTATTCTTTTTGTTCAACACAAGATAAAATTGCTTCCTTTTCATTTTTTATTTCTTTTTCGTATTTCAACATGAAAATATCCATGTTCTTATTTTCTTCGCCTACCTTGTGAATCAAGGCTCTGACCTGTTTTTCTAAAAGCTCTATGTCGTTGAAGTAGTCATTATTATACGCCTCTTCAAGCTCGCTTGTCTTTATTTGGATTTGTTTTTCGAGAAAGCCAACCGACCTTACTATTAGTAAAGCTTCGTTTAGCATCCTAGTTTTCAAATCTTCTTCGGATTTTAACATTTACTAATGGTTAGATGCAAGGAAGATGGAAATAATTCAATCTTTACCGAAAAAGGACATCATTTCCGCTTTAGAAAAGTGATTTTTAGCCAAATTAACGGCCAAACAAACAAATTCCACGTTTCCTTTAATATACCCCTTGGAAGAATCTATTCTGTCTAAAGACGCTTGATTTGGAGAAGATTTGTAATTATGACTCTTGGTATTTGGGGGCAAATACATGGGCTTTTTTGTATATGGACACTCGCCTTTTTGGGATTCCCATATAGTTTTTAAATAATCAAGAGTTAGGTCTGTCTCGCCATACGAAGCAATTCTTTGTTTGGATTTTGCTTTTGAAATAAAATATTTGAAAGGACTAAAAGAATCAAGGCGGTTTGAGGCATTAAGATATTCTACATTACCTTTCCTTGGACTTACTTGTAATCCGTAAGAGCAACAACAACTATGATTACAAAACATTTTCCCACTTCCTTTTTTACTTCTATTAACTTCTTTTTGTAACTTTTCTACTGGACTACAACAGAAGGAGCAGCTTACAATAATCGTTTTCATACCCTATTATAGTTGTTTGTGGTGGAAACGATAAGAAATTGGTGGAGATGTCGGCATCGAGCCGAGTGTTTGCGGTAACAGACCAAGTTTCTACGCGTGTAGTTGGACTTCATAAAACACAGAATAGGAACCAACAGTCCATCTTCCGTGAGTTTTTGACGCTTAATTACGCATAAGTATCCCTGCGTTTTTTCTCACTATTTCGTCTGCTCTCTTTAGTGAGAATCCAGAGGCAAACGGGTCAGTGCGGTTAGGCCCTGACAGCAGCCGCTTCAAATGCCATTACTGGCTTAAAAGCAAGCGATTTCAATGCGTTAGCAGTTGAGTTTTGACAGGTGTTTTAAAGTGGCCCACTATCATCCACTACGCGCAACGCAACCTATTATTCACAAGTCGAATCATTGCATCCCCATAAAAGTATATTACACGGGCTTTCGCTCTTTGTCAAGCTCTTCTTTTAAGACTTTGGTAATAATGTCCCAAGCCCATACTTGCTTTCGCCTACGAATAACCTCTTGAATTTCAACATCAAGCACAAAATCAAATTCAAGTTGTCTATACATATTAAATCTTGGTTAGTTCGCAAGCACCGCCAGCGCAAGCGGCTTCCGCCGTGTGCATTGTAGCGTCGTCGTTTTCTTCTAGCTTCTTGTAGTCAACTCTATTCCAGTCCTTGAGGAGCGCGTCGAATTTAGCTTCGTCCTCTGGAGTTAGAACTGCTTCCATTGGGGCTTGCTTATAGATTTTGTCACCAGAGCTAGGCAATAGAGAAACTGCCGTAAAGTCTGCCTGATTATCAAACAGGAACTTCGTCACTTCTTCCCATTCCTCGTCCTTAACCATGACTGTGCAGCTTACACTGTGGTTCAATGGCTTCTTATTGGCTTCGGTTGTTCCGGTGCTTACCCAATTTTCTTGGGTTAATTTAATTAATTTTAAGTGTTCGATGGCGGAAATGTCGCTCTTAATCATAGCCTTTTCGGGGACTTGAATTGGGAACGTAATAACGTCATCCGTCTTATTTGCGCTCCATACGCTAGGTTCGCAAGCGTGTGGATTGTAAATCTTAAAGAACTTGTAAACATTGTCGTCGTGGTTCACTTGAATACGGCGAAAATACTTGCGAGCGTGATGCGGGTGAATACCCGATGCTGCGGAAAGAACAATGGAGTTCGTGCCTTCTGGCTTGATGCAAGTTGCGCGAGCAGCTTGATTGATTCCAATTTTCTTCGCCCATTCTTTATTTGTCTCAACGGCGACCTTCGACGCTTCCCTCTGATTCTTTGGATTGAAAAGAACGTCGGGGTTGTCCATCATGCCAGTAATAGACACACCCAAAAGAGCCTCTTCCTTCGAGAGTTCTTCGGAAGTATGCCCAAGATACGGAAAGGAAGTATATGCTGCTTGGAGAGTTCCAATTAGCGAAGCAGCCCAAGAAGCATCCTTAAATTCCTGCAACGAAGTGACCAAAGACCCATTGATAGAAGTCAAGTTACAGAATTGAAATCCGCAACGACCATCAGCAGTAATGGGAATGAAAGAGATTTCAAAACATGGATTCAAAAGTTGCTTTTCATCAACAACGTAGAGAAATCCCGGCTCCCCGAATTGTTTTGTCTTTTCAATGAGATTAACAAACTCCTTGAAGGAGGTCTTGCCGCGAATGATGATTGCGGAATTATTGCTTCTCGCTCTCTGCGGATTTTCCTTGAACCAGTCGCCAGTCTTGGCGTTCATCATATCTTCGTCAGTCGCTTCAAAGATAACGCTGCAAGCACTACGGCGAATACCACCACTCAAAACGGCATCGGCGCAGTGCATTAAAATATCATAAGCGTTAATTGTCTTTAGGCGCGTTTGTCCATTATCTTCGATAATAGCATCGAGAATCGCCTTGACTTTTTTGTGTGCGTTCTTTAAGCCCTTGTAACCGGGCGCTTTACCGCCACCAGTCTTGAGTTTCGCCCCCTTTGCGCGAATTCGGCTATAATCAAAAACAATTTTTCTTCCTGAATACGCAGTATTTTGAAAATAGCAATTCATCAAAGCTTCGATTGAATCGCCCCATCCTTCAATAGTATCTTGAACGACATAGGTGATGACTGTTCCGGTCTTATCTTCTGCCGTAACGAGACGAGGAAGGCGGTTAAGAAAATGATTTGTGATTCCGAAGCCAACACCAGTTCCGCAAAGGAGGGTATAGAAAGATTCAGCGAATGAGCGGATTGAGTCTATGTGGCGAACACCACAGTTAAAAAGTCTGCCGTTATGCGCTTCAACGGCCTTACCACCGAATTGCATTGAACGCATTGAAGGAGTGACCTTTCTGATACGAACAAAATCAAAAGCCTTGATAATATCATCTTTGTCCTTTTGAGAGAGAAACGCAAACTTCTTCAAGTGCATCTTCTCAATACGAGAAACTGTTTCATCCCAAGTTTCCCTTCTTTGCTTCTTCTCTTCGTATTTGGCGTATTTGGTTGTGAACGTGAAGTTCGCCATCTCCTCAAGACCGTTGATAATTTTTTTGTCCATATAAAAGCTTTTCCAACTTTACCAGTGATTTCAAATTAATGCAAGTAAAATTTCGCAAGATTAAATACAGTAATTTATTCGGGGTAGGATAAAAAGTCTCCAAAAACAACTTTTTTTGTTTTCAGGATATTTGTGAGTGTAGGTAGGAGGTCTGTATTTTTATTTTGCGACCAGAATTTTCTAAAGTAGTCGCCAGCGATGAAAACCCTCTTGTCTCTATCGCAGTTGCAGCCGCCCAAAGTGATATTTTTTGCTTCGATTAAAGTGTCGAGAGGTTTCGTTTGTTTTTCGGAAAATGAAGTCTTATTGTTCTCATACCAATGCACGAACTCAAAAATATTGGCGAAATGAACGATTTCAATTTTTGGTTCAGATACATCAACTGCCATTGTTATTTGGGGTTGCGGGTTTAATTTTTCCTCAAGCTTCTTTCTTAACGCGTCTGGTTGCACGATTGGAGAAGAATCGGTGAGTTGCTCTGGTTCTTTTTCTTCGGTTTGGGCGAAGGGCTGTCGAAAGGCTATTGGCTGAACCTTTTCGCGGGAAAGTCTTTCTAAAACGAGATTACTCATACAGTTTTCTCAAAATGAACTTAAACAACGCCATTCCAACTATACAACCCAAAGTGGTTGCACCAAACATCCACCAGCCGCCGAAAACCTTCGGAAAAATGGCAAATGTAATTATATTTACCCAAACGCACAGACATTCCTGACACGTTACGAGGTAGATAAAAAAGTTCTGATACTTGGAAAGAAGGAAATCCTTGTATTTAATGTTGCCGAAAATGCCGATTTGTTTATCGTAGTCCTCGTATCTTAAAAAGCTCATTCTCAACAGTTTACCCCATTTGGGAACGGCATCTGTTTCGAGAAGAACGTAGAGAACCAAAACGACCCACAAAATAAATAAAATATTATTCATGTCAAAAATATTATAGAGAAATCCCTTGACAAAATCTGAAATAACTGTTTAAGTTGGAAAAATCAAAAAAGGATTAGACCCTTTTCAGCCATACGCCAAACGTGAGGTTTTCCTGCGGCAATCGAAGCAAAGTAGATTGGTAAAGTGACCCTAATACCAGCCCAAAGGCCAGTGTCCCCATTATCAGATGGGAAATAAAAAGAGTCCATGATTAAGTCATGGAGTTGACCCGACGTTTCATAACCGAGGTATTGGTAGCGTAAATGAGTTCAGAATCTCTCTCATCGCCTGTAACAAGGAAGCTATCTGGAGCGCAATTCTCCTCTGAACTTCTGTCCGTTGGCTAGGACGATAAAATAACAATGCCCTTCAAAGAAGCTGTTACAGAATACCCCTAAAGTAAGCAGAAAAATGTTTATTTTGGGGGTATTTCTTCTCTTTTTGCTTTAAGAATCTATCACAGGTGGTTTTCCGTAGGGTAATTAAAACGGTAATTATTTTGAATTATATTAACCCTCGACGCATCTAATCTTCATGCAAAGGCGAACATCTAAACCATTATCTGAGCGCAGCGATTCTTATTTGATTAGGCAAGTGAAGCAGAAAGCTTCAAGCGAAGCCTTCGTTGAAATTTGTGACCGTTACGAAGATTTGTTTTACAAGGTTTGTCAAAAGTATGCCGCATCCCTTTCTTCTTGCGGTATTTATGTTCAGGATATTTTCAATGAGAAAAATATCATCATTTTGCATTGTGTCAGGACTTTTAAACCCAGTAAGAAAACGAAACTTTCTTCTTGGATTGGTAACTATGCTAGGTATCTTTGCTTGAACTCCATGAACTCAAAAAAGCTTTTGATTCCCTCGCCCGATGATGAAGTCAGACAAAGAATTGAAGAACAGCAAATCTGCCAAAAGTATTTTGAAAGCGGCCCAAGTCTTGAGGAAAGCCGCGATTACATTTTTAGCATCCTGAATCAATTAAAGGATAAGAGGATTAAGACCATCTTCGAGTATCGCTATTTTCATGCAAAGAAGATGATTTGGGGAAATATCGCCAAGAAGATGCACACTTCCCCGCAAACCGTCATGTCTCTACATCGAAAAGGAATCTCTTTAATTAAAAATAAAATTACCAGTGTTGAAAATATCTGTGATATGGTATGAAAAAGCTCAATATTATCCAAATAGGCTGCGACGATTGTAAAGATGAGGTATTTGACTTCATAAAAAACAATGATGAAAAAATAGGAACCTTTGTTGTTATTGACGCCTCTCAAGAGGCTATTACGATAGCTAAGGAGAAATACTCTTTCTTGGGTAATAAGATAAAAGCGGTTAATGTCGCCGTTGGGACGACTAATGGTATTGCCGAATTTTTTCTCCCAGTAGGCGAACTTCATTCAGCCCACGCCTCATTGAGTAAGGCTCATGTAGAAAATCACGAACACCCACAGACTTATTCCGTATTCGTCCCATGTTTAACGATAAACGACTTACTAACTTCGATTAACCTTGATGTTATTGATTATTTTTTCATAGACTGTGAGGGTTATGACGTTGACATCCTACTTCAAGCCGACCTACCTAAGTTCAACATAAAGAGGATAAAATACGAGTTCTATCATTCTGACGGCACATATACAACGGGTGCGAAGAACAACCTTTTGATGAAGAAATTAAACGAACTCAACTATCAATTCGTTGGAAAAGACCAGTATAATAACTTTTTTTCTTTGAAAGAAAGTCCTTGACAAAAACAGAAAAACCACTTACTATAATAGGTAGCTTCCATTGTGGAAGCAATTTAACTAGACAAACTAAAAACACATACTAATATGAGCGAAAACGCAACCAAGTCCGACCAAATCGAAATCGGCGCATTGTGGAAAAAAGAAGGCAAGAATCAGAAGTTCTTGGCCGGAAACATCAACATCAAAAACTTGACTGATGACCAAGTTAAGCAACTCATTGCGACGAAGGAACTCCCCGTAGTTATCTTCTCCAACAAGTTCAAGCAGAAGGACACTCATCCTGACTTGAGAGTTTACCTCTCCAAGCCAAAGACATCGGCTCCCGCTCCTGCGGCAGCAAAGACGGTTGCGGCTCCCGCTGCTGCCGAAAACGACAACGAAATTATCTAAGTCGTCCCAATGGGAGGGTGTGAAATACCACCCTCCCAACTAACAAATGAATTTAGCACTTAATCTTCCTCTTAATAAGGTATCTTTTGGTCAAGTCTCTACGCTCTTGTTGAGAACTATCTATGACCAAGAGGCTAATGGTGCAAAAACGCATAACCTTTTTCTTTTCCCAATCGGACAAATCGACCTTTCGAGCCAGTCTCAGGACGAAAAGTTCATGGAATGGATTAAATCGAAGATTATCAACGGAATCGAGAACTATTCAAGAGATATTCCGTGCTTTAAGCTGTGGCATCTCAATGGTTCTCTGGAATCTGTTTCCAGCAAACCCTCTCTGCTTACTTTCTATGAGCTTGATGAACCAACTAAGGTTGAGTTAAACATCGCTCGAAACACCAATCTGATTTTTTCTTCCAAGTATTCTTGCGAAGTTTTTGAAAAGGCTGGTATTAAATCGTCCTACCTGCCGTTAGGCTTCGATTCATATAACTTTAAGGTTCTGAATAAGAAGGCTCACGACGACGACAGAATCGTGTTTAATCTCTGCGGCAAACTCGAAAAGAGAAAGCATCACGAAAAAATTATCAAAGCTTGGATTAAAAAATTCGGCTCTAATAATCAATACGCGCTACAATGCGCCGTCTTTAACCCCTTCTTTGGAAGAAATCAAGAAGAAATCAATGCCAACAATCAACAGGCGATTGGAAAGATTCTTGGAGGCGTAAAGCCGTTTAACGTAAGTTTCTTCCCTATGATGACTGAAAATGTCGTCTATAATGAGTTCTTGAATAGTTCTGATATTATTCTCGGACTAAGCGGTTCAGAAGGATTTGGATTGCCAGAATTTCAAAGTATTGCCCTTGGAAAACACGCTGTCCTTTTGAAAGCTCATGCGTATAAAGACTGGGCTACGGACGAAATGGTTACTTGGGTTAATCAAACGGGCAAAATTCCCGCTTACGATAACGTATTTTTTCAGAAGGGCCAGCCTTTCAATCAGGGTAATATTTTTGATTTTAACGAGGATGAATTTATCGCTTCTTGCGAAATTGCTATCCAAAAGGTAAAAGCCAGTCGCGTTAATAACGCTGGATTAACTTTGCAAAATACATTCTCGAAAGAGAAGTTCGTTGAAGGAGTGATTAATGTCTTGCAATAAACATGACTCCAGAAATCACAACGAGAAGCTTTAGTAATGACCAACTGACCTTTGATAAGGTCTTTTTTGACAACCTTTACAATCTTAAAAGCGGCAAAGAAAAAGATAGTAAAGAACTCAAGAAGGTATTCGTTGATATTGGCGCACACGCGGGTTTTTTTGCTTTTTCAGCATTGGTATTGGGCGCGAAGAAGGTTTATTGTTTTGAGCCATATATTGACAACTTCAATGTCCTTTTGAAGAATTGCTATACCCACAGCTTTGTAGGCAGAGTAACTCCGTATCAACTAGGAGTCTATACTCAACCAATGATAGGAAAATTCTCCGCTCCTGAATTGATTGATGGTTTATATTTTGACTTAGCTGGAATCGGTCTTTCTATCTCCGATGGAAGCTATTATCCATGCCAGTGCGTAACTCTCGACACTATTCTTCGAGAATATTGTTTTGATGAACAAGTAGATGTTCTTAAAATTAACATCGGCTACGCAGAGAAGGAAATCCTACTCGGCTCAGAAATTTTACCGAAGAACGTAAACTCCGTATGCGGAGAAGTATCATGCTCGGATTCAGAATTTGCTGAGTTCAAAAAGAGCATGGGTATCAAGGGATTCATTAACTGCTACTCTACGCCACTGAACGACAAGGGGAGAATACAGTTTTGGATGTCTAAGACAAATCTATCGGATAATTTTATTAAATAAAATATGAAATCAACACGCGAAGAAGTATATGCGGCCATTGATGGCGAAAGAGCTTATCAAGATTCTAGGTGGAATCCAGCGACTACTCCATCTGGCGGTGTCCATACGAATACGGAATGGCTTGTCTATATCCGCGATTACGTTGAAGAGGCTATGCACGTTACGAGCCGATTCTCGGATTATGAATCTGGCGACAGGGTTGCTGCTATTATGAGAAAAATCGCAGCCATGTCTGTTGCTGCGATGGAACAAAATGGTGCGTCCCCAAGAGTAGTCAGACTTGAGGCAAAAGTATCCGCCGAACCCGTTGTTGGCGAAAAAATGTATTTTAAAAACGAACTAGGAACATAATTATGAAAATTAATATATCAGCAGAAAAAACCGGAGAAGAAGTAGTCAATGATATGGCCGCTTCGTTGGTAGCATCAAACGTCCCCGTAAAAGAGGGCGGAATCAAAGCGCAAGTCGTCAATAAGGAAGGCAAATGGGTTGATTTTGACTACTCAAAAATCCGCTTTACCTATTCTACTTAATTATGCCAATCTACTTGTTCCAACATCCAAAGACCAATAAAGTCAAGGAAATCGTTCAGAGAATGAACGAGGAACACGTTTTTATTGACGAAACGGGCTTGAAGTGGGACAGAATTTTCACTAAGCCCCAAACGTCTATGGACACGCAAATCAGCCTTAACTCCTCCGAAGATTTTGTAAAAAAGACTCGCGGAAAGAACTATTCTATCGGTCAGATGTGGGACTTGAGCGCAGAGCTTTCGGAGAAAAGAGGCGGTAATTCTGGCGAGGACGAAGTTAGGTCTAAGGCGGAAGATGCGTATAAGAAAAAGACGGGAAAAAGACACCCACACGCAAAGAGTAAAAAGAAATTCGAGTTCTAATGAGTGACATCTTTACAAAAGAAAATCTAGTAACCAGTTCTATTGAAAAAGTATTCAAGAACAACTGC